AGTAGGATCATTATTTTCTTCTAGTGATTTTAATATTTTTAATACCTCTGCTCTTTCAATGACTCTCTTCACCATAGGACCACTATATGATTCTGATTTAGTCCCTGATTGATCACCACTAGGATGAGATTTATAATCTTTCTTTTTAGCAAATGTTCTTACCATAGTTGGTTTTGCTGCTCCTGATTTCTGTTGCTGACCTGGATCTTGCTGTCTCTTTCTTCTTACTGCTGCTGCTATTTTTGCTTTACCTTTTTTACCTTGTCTCTTTAAACTTGCAAGTCTTGAAGATGAAAAACATTTAGGAGTTTTAGTTTCTCCCTTTTCATTGGCACATGGAGATCCATCAGCTTGAACCCAACCAGGTTTGC